TCGAGGGTATTTCAACATGAGTTTGACCATTTAAATGGTATATGCTTTGATACTAAAGTTGCTAAACTAGGACTACAACTAGCGAAAGAAAGACGTAAGCGTAAGGGTTAAGGCATACGTTTTACTAACGTTATGCTTCTACGTTTAGACCTGCGTTTATGTAGTTCCATCATACTACATACAGGTCCATGTATTATCTCTAAACTCTTATTATTGAAGGTTCTTAAGTAGGGCTTAAAAACCATCCATTCTTCCTTAAGGAACAGATTTATGGGTACTAGTCTATTGCTTTCCCACCACCAAGTATCACCTAGTTCTAGAAATCTACTCTTTAAATCATTGTCAACGATTGCGCCGTAGTCGTATAATGATGTACAAGTATCGTCCCTATTTTGTATAATACCTACATAATCTTGGCTGGCATAGGAACAGACTGTTATAAAGGGGTGGTTCTCGCTTAACTTTTTGAAAAAATCGTGTGAAATCATCTTTTTCTTAATTACTGCTGTTATTTAATCACCCTTTACCGAAACAAATATTTTAATAAAATATAGAATAAATATGTGTAAGGAGCCAACTTGTGTACTCTACATCAGTATTCTATTATTTTCAACGTAACATCGTTGTACTACTTTCAGGTAACTCGCCGAGGAAATATATGCCAGTCTATGCCAAACCACTAACCTTACATAAGGGAGTTGATAACCAACTCCAGTTTCAGTTTTTAAATCAAGAGCAGAAACCAGTAGATATTACAGGAAAAGAGATTACCTGTAGAATTATCAGTTATAATGGTACCCAAGTACTATTAAGAAAAGCACTTACATTAACTCTTCCTGCTAATGGATTGGCCGTATTACAACTAAACGCCGCAGATATTGAGGATATTGATGCACAGAAATGTTATTATTCGTTAGAGATTCCAGTGGGGCAGTTTGACTATCCTGTATTCGTAGACCAAAATGCAGGTGCACGTGGTGAGATGAATATTGTTAATAGTGTTCTTCCTGCATTCGTACCATCTGAAGAGGTTACTATTCCTACAGGTCAGCCCTTCCCTAACCTAGATGCTAATAATAGTATTAGTAATGTATTACCTAATGCTAACACCTATTATAGTAGCATAATTAATACTACAGACAATCCAATACTAACACTACAGGCTCATTATACAGAGTTCAATGGTGACGTAACTATTGAAGGGTCCGTAGATAACCAAGGTGGTGAATGGTACCCCATCACCACCACAGCATATAGCAATGTTACTGATACATTTGGATATACTATTAGAGGGTATCATCCATTTGTGCGTATGGTGTTCACCAGTAACACGGGCGCAGTCACCAACATTTTGGCAAGATAAGTATCCAACATACATTGATTTTACGCAGGATCATGTTATAATTACATGATGCGTGATATCCTCACAGTTATCCCCGGTAGAAAGAAACATACACAGAGTGGTTGGTATAGTTTTAATGCACCATGCTGCCACAATCGTGGGCATAAGGCTGACAAAAGACAACGTGGCGGTATTAAACAAGACGGAGAAAATTGGAGTTATCATTGCTTCAACTGTGGATTTAAATGTGGCTTCATGTTAGGTAAGAATATAACACGAAACACAAAACAGTTTTTACAATGGTGCGGTATTGATGAGCAACAAATTAACCGTTGGAACTTAGAGAGTTTACAGCACAAAGATTTGCTTGACTTTGTAAAAGTTAAAAAAGAAAAGTCTAAGGTTAAATTCAAAGAGATGCATTTGCCTGAGGGTGAAATCATCGACCCATTCAATCCCGTTCATAATGTATTTGTAGAGTATCTACATAAGAGAGGTATCAAGCACAACGAATATCCTTTCTTAGTAACACCTGATGCCGAAGGTCGTCAAGCAAATAGAATTATTATACCCTTCACATTCGAAAATAAAATTGTAGGACATACTAGTAGATACTTGGATGATCGTAAGCCTAAGTTCATTAACGAACAGCAACCAGGTTATGTATTTGGTTATGACTTACAGCGTCCTGAATGGGAATTCTGTATATTAGTAGAAGGTATATTTGACGCATTAAGTTTAAATTGTTGCGCACTAACACACAATACAATTAATGACGATCAGGTTGAAGTATTACGAAAATTAAATCGCAAAATCATATTTGTACCTGACCAAGATAAAACGGGTCTAACGATTTGTGATAAAGCATTAGAATTGGGCTTTCATGTTAGCATACCCAATTGGGATAACTGTAAAGATGTGAATGACGCAGTGGTTAAATATGGACGATTGCCGACATTACTAAGTATATTACAAAATTCAACAAACAGTAAGATTAAAGTAGAAATACAACGGAGGAAACTTGATAAAAGAGTTTAATGTAGATGTGCAAACGTTGTTCTTGCGCATGATGGTAACTAACGCAGAATTGTATACTCGGGTCATGAATATTATGAACTCGCAGAACTTTGATAGAAAATTGCGTCCAGTTGCAGAATTTATAGCAGAGCATAGTAAGAAATATAATGTGATGCCTGAGCCTGTACAAATTAAGGCTACTACAGGAATCGAAATAGAAACTATAGCAGAATTGGATGATGGTCATTATGAATGGTTCTTAGAAGAATTTGAAGCATTCACTAAACGGCAAGAACTTGAGAGGGCTATTCTTAAAGCAGCCGATTTGCTTGAGAAGGGCGAGTATGACCCTGTAGAGAAACTGGTTAAAGATGCAGTTCAGATTTCATTACAGCGTGATATGGGTACTGATTACTTTGCTGATCCACGAGCAAGACTTATGGCACTAAAAAGTAATAATGGACAGAACAGTACAGGTTGGCCTAGTATGGATCAAAAACTATATGGTGGTTTCAATCGAGGAGAACTACAAATTTTTGCAGGTGGTAGTGGATCAGGCAAAAGTTTGTTTATGCAGAATCTAGCGGTCAATTGGGCACAAGCAGGACTCAGTGGTGTATACATTACATTAGAACTTAGTGAAGGTCTATGTAGTATGCGTATCGATAGTATGATGACCGAAACTAGTAGCCGTGAAATTTTCAAAGACATTGATAATGTTGAAATGAAAGTTAAAATGGTTGCTAAGAAAGCGGGTAAGTTGCGTATTAAGTATCTTCCCGCACAAAGCACAGTTAATGATATTAGAGCATATTGTAAAGAATTGCAGATACAAACAGGAATGAAAATTGATTTCTTGTGTATCGATTACCTTGACCTAATCATGCCGGTTAGTGCTAAGGTCAGCCCTAGCGATTTATTCGTTAAGGACAAATATGTATCAGAAGAATTACGTAATTTAGCGAAGGAATTAAATGTCTTATTCGTCACAGCATCACAACTTAACAGATCAGCCGTTGAAGAAATCGAATTTGATCACAGTCATATCTCAGGTGGTATTAGTAAGATTAATACTGCGGACAATGTTTTTGGTATTTTTACTAGCCGTAGCATGCGTGAGCGTGGCCAGTATCAATTACAGTTAATGAAAACACGTAGTAGTTCGGGTGTAGGTCAGAAGATTGAACTTGAATTCAATACTGAAACATTGCGTATCACAGACCCCGATCCTGAGGGTCATGAAAGACAACGACATGCTCAACCGTCGGCCAACGACATAATGAATAAAATTAAGGCTACGAGTACAGTTAATGATACAGTACAAAATACAGTAGAACCTGAAGAAAAACGTGTTGTGGCCGACATTCAAAGTACGAAACTTAAGTCATTATTGAATTCTTTAAAGAAATAGAATTGTCATCGTTTTGACTAAATACTAATAGGATCTTAACATATATGCAAAAGAAAACAAGAAGCCTATTGGAAGAATTAGAGTCTATTGGGGCCAACCGAGATATTAATCATGTGATTGAATCTAGGGCTCTAAATGTGATAACCAGCGCCATTAATCTTATTGAATTAATCAATAGAAAATATGACCCCGAAAAGGCAGAACTGCTGGAAAAGAAACTCCTTAGTGCTATAAAAAGTAAAGATCAAAAAAGATTTTCGAAATCCTTAAGGAAATAACACATGAAACTAGATGAATTCAAAAAACTTGAAGAACTTAGACTAAGCAGTTTAATCGGAGACTATGGTTCTGCCGCTCTTAAGAAAATGACTGGCC